ATCTCAATCCAACAATCTTCGCTTAGTTGCATCTCTTTAAATACCTCGTTGTAAGCCTCTGGGTAGTAACCAGTATTAAGGGTTAGTTTCTCTTTACCATTTTTGGTTAGTGTCTTGTCTTGGTGGTTGCTTATGCTGTAACTTGCAGAGCTTATTATATTCTTTTTAAACTTCTCTGTTTTAGTTGTTAGCGTTTCGTTAGTGCGCTTGAAAAACCAGATATCTTGCAACACTCCAAACTTGTTTATAAAAGTAATCTTGTAGGGTGTAAACTTACACTCGCTTTCACTTGTTACTGTTAGCTTTGTAACACCAGTAGAACTGTCAACTAAAATAGTATCAAAGTCAAATAAGGTATATTCGCCCTCAAAGGCTGTAAGGCAGTCGCTACCCTCAAAAGTTCCGCCATCTTGTATAACTCTATCCTCAAACTCGTCTGAGCCATTTACACCGCTTGTAACGTATTCTATTTGTGCGTTACTGTTAGTGCTTGTGCTTATCGCCTTAGTATAAACTTGCGTTCCGTTGTTTAAGTATGTTACTTGTGTCGCTAAAGACGTATCGACCGCTATAACTGCTGGTGCATCATCAAGCTTAACTATCTTAGTGTTTGATTGTAGTACTGCTTGGTTGTTTATTGTAGTAGTAGAGCTTGGTGTTAAAACTGTATTTTGTACACCATCCTCAAATAGACCATAACCGAAAAAGCCTTTTAGTGCTATATAACTACTCGTGGTCTGTGCTACACCTTGCACAAATGTTGTTGTTCTATAATCTACCCAAAAAATCTCTGTTGAGTAATCGCCATCAAATACATTGGTAAAGTAATCTCTTACAAGTTCCGCTATTTCAAAAGTACATACGTTATCAACTGCAAACGAATTTAAAAGATAAGTAGCTGTCGATGGTCTGCTATTAGCTGTGCCGCCTACTCCTTGAGTGCCAGTGTAGATATACAACTCAAGCTGTGTGCTTGTTAGGTTTGTTACTGTGCCAGTACTTATGTAGTACGGACTTCTTACGTTTATCTTGCTCATTTGTTTATGTTTACTTGTATTTGTTTCTCTAAGCCTATTGAGTAAGCCTCTACTAACTCGTCTGGTAATCTCTTAAAAGCTGCCTCGAATGGTTTGGTAAAAAACATACTTGCTTTTATTCCTTTGTCAAATATGCTTTTAGCAATTAAAAATTGTAAAGTCTTTCTTGGTATAAACTTTCCACTCTTATCTCTTGACCCTTTTATGCCTTTTCGCACAATCCATTTATCAAAAGCCTTTGGCGGTGGCATACCTTTTAAACCTCTTTTTCCACCTTTTGATTTAAAAGCATAAGGACTACCGCTCGTGTTTGCATCAGCATAGTAGGCATTAGCACCCCTAACCCCCCTATCTTGAAACTTGCCATAATCAGCCATTTCAAAAGCCACAGACGTTGTTTGTGCGCTCTGTGATACTTGGTAGCCCAAAGAGTTGTAAAGTTCCTTAGATGCGTTCTTTTTGCCCTTAGATAAGTTGCTTCGTGATTGTTGAATAACATACTTAGCAAACTTGTTTAGTTCATCCCTTAAAAACTCATCTGCTAACATATAGTAATATCGTTATGTATTATTACGTCCATTGTTGCAGCGTACCCAGCAAGTCTGTTATCAAACCTTTCGTAAAATGGCTCAAGCGATGGGTCGCCTTCAAGCTGGAATTTATCGCTATATAAATCGCCTCGTCTAAGCACCATTACCAACTTATTAAGAACTGCCAATTGTGTGTTAAGTACATCTTGTTCGTTGTTGTTGCCCCTAAAGATGTCAGTAGTAGCATCCTTGCTTTCGTCTACAATATCCATAGCCATAACAGTTATGTTAAAAGATATTACTTGCTCTTGTAGTGTAACAGAGTTTACTATAATGTGTGCCAAAGGAAATATGCTTTGCTTAGATAAGTCAATGTCGAAGATATCGCCAGTTGTAACTGTGTTTACATTCACATCCGCTAAAAGCTGTGTTTCTATTGTTTCTGTAATTTGGTAAAACCCTCTTATTCCTTGTTGGCTCATTTTATTTGAATTTGTTTTTAATCTGTGATGCTTCTATTTGGTTTTTCTCTTTTGTGTATTCTAAATATGTTAAGCACTGGTGTACATTTAGTTTAGTGATATTTTCAAATCGTGTAATATCGCCTTGAGCGATGCCAAAGAGGGCGTTAAACCATCCCCATTTGGATGTGAAATTAGATGCTGTGCTAAAGCCTTCTCGTTCTTGCTGTCCAAAGAGTTCAGCATAACCATCGATAAGTCCTTGCCTAAACTGTAAAAAAAAACAATAGCACCTAATACTACATCTAAGGGAAAGTCCTTAGCGTTTTCGCTTGTGTCTGGGTTGTATTCCTTTATTGTGTACCTTGCGCCTCGCTTGTGTTCTATTGGTCTAAATAGTACATTAACCGCTCTGTGTAAATTGTCGTTGTCGCCTATGAAAGTGTCTAAGTCCATATACTCGCCAAAGGTCATATCGTCAAGTTCTGGGATGAAGCCATAATCTACACCGCCTAAACTGAATTTATTTATAAGCTGGTGGTTAGTGTTAAACATAGTATTAATAATCTCGCATACCTCAGCTATGTCTGTGGCTTTCATATTGCGTACTACTATCTCTGGCACTTTGCAAAATATCTCTACGATCTTAAGTTGTATCGCTGTATCGTGTGTGTCCTCAAGCGTTCCGTCTAACTTAGCAAACTCTTGGTATTGTCCTAAGGTTATCTCGTTAAGGCTTGTTGGTATTCTTAGATTAACTTTCATATTACTTTACTTATTAATATATAAACAATTTTAAATTATTTTAGTGAACTATATACTTGCCTCTGTTTGGGTTTTGCAACTGGTAGCCAACAGCGTATCTAATCGCATCAATAAGGTGGCAATAAGCATCTACTGGTGTATTTGATTTGCGTTCTAACCAGCGGTAGTTGTTTAGTTCTTTGATGAGGTTTGTACTGTCTGGACTTACAACTAAGTCATAATCTTGTAGTAGGCTTATTCCGTACGTTACGCTTCCTTGACCTTTTATGCTTGGCTTTACGTTACACCCTTTAGCTCTTATTTCGTGTATAAGGCGAGGCTCTGCACTATCTCCTACAATCAAACCGCTGTTAGCGTGTTTAAGGTTTAGTTCTGCTATTTGTGATGTGGTAAGCCTTTGCAAGTAAAAGCATTCCTTTAAATATATTGTCTTTGTGCTGGTGTTTATGTTTACCTCAACTAAGGTACTTGGGTCTGCTGCAAAGCCATAATCTTGACCCCATACACTTACGCTTGTTCTTCTAAACTCGCCAATACTCCAGTTGCTAAATATAACACCCTCAGCTTTACTCATCCAAGCACCCAGCATTTGTTGTTTGTATTTCTCTGGTCTGCGCTTACGCATCTGGTCTATTTGGTCTATGTAGCTTTTAGATAGATTGTCTATGTTGTCTATGTAAGTGGTGTGTATGTAGGTTGTGTTTTCTTTCTGTGTATTGCTTCCCTCTTGTACCCCTCGCTCTTCAAAGAAGCGTCTGTATATAAAGTGTTCTTTGGTTGTAGGGTTTAAGATAAGTATTACTCTATTGGCTTTGCCTTGTTGCCTTACACTTAGGTCTATGGTATCAAACTTCTGCTCGTCTGTTAGTTCCTCAGCCTCATCTACTACCCAAGTGGTTATGCCTTGCAGAGATTTAAGGTTTGCTGTCTGGTCGCCACTTGATGTCTTGATACCTCTAAAGATTATCTTGCTTCCAGTCTTTTTGTTTATTATCTCGTCTTTAGTAATGTGGAAATGTTCTATCGAGCCGAACTGCTCTAACTTGTCTAAGAACTCTGGTATAATTGAGATGTATGCTGAGGTTAATGTGTAACGTGTGAATAGTATAACGTGTCCAGCTTCATAGGTAAGCATAACTAAAAGGGCGTTTACTGAAAATGACTTTCCAGACCCACGCCCACCACTCACAATAAAGTACCTACTATCATTTTCAATAATAGGCATATATTTTTTCTTTACCTCAATCAATGTCAGTCTACGAACTTAATTAAATCTCTAAAATTGATGTTTAAGCCTTCCGAACTATTGATGTCCATACTTTCCTTTGGCTTTCCGTAACGATAGCTTAAATAGGTCTGTAAGGCTCTCATATCGCCTTTGGCTACTAACTTACCTAATGTTTCTATTGCTTCGTCTTTGTCTATTATATTGTCTAAGCGTTCTATTAGCTTTTGCTCTTGCTTTTTAGTTTTTCTTCCAGCACCTTCTCTTGCACCGCCATTGTTTTTTCTATTATCCATATTTGTAAAGATTGAAAAAAGATTGATTAATCAATTCACTAATATATAAACAAACTTATTTTTTTTTAGCCTAAAAGTATTTCTTCTATCTGTTCTATCTGCTTATCAGTAGCATCTGGTATGCGTTCTAACACAAACAACTTATTATCTCCTAATAATGTTTTATACATCTCTTCTAAGTCTATATTGTAGTAACAGTTTTGTTTATAGTTTCTTAATGAATGTAATATAGTTGCGTGGTGTGTTTCATATCCGCAGCGTTGGTAATCTCTTACTATATCCATAAGGCGCATTTGTTTTACTTTACTCATATAATGGTTTGCTACGCATCGCATCTCTACTACATCCCTACGTCTTGTTTGCTCAAAGATGTCTATTTTTTTAAGTGTAAGTATTGTATCTCTAATTGTTTCTAATTTCATACTTCTTCTTTCTTGTGTATAATATATCCGTTTTCTTTTAGGAGTTGTATCGCTTCCTTTATTTTTTCTTGTTCTATTCTGTAAGTGCAGAATATTTCGTTATGTATTACCATTGTTCTTTGTTTAAGTTATATTTACTAAGGGGTGCTTCCCCATTTTCTTCTAATTCTTTTTGTAAGTTGGCTAAGGCTCTCCAAGCTACTTTGGCACTATGTCTTATTCCATCTGTGTCTATCTCTCCAGCTTCCATTAAGTGCCTTGTTAAAGCATCTAACTCATCGCCAGACTTTGACCTATCCCAATGTAAAGGTTTGTTAGGGTGGTGCTGTTGGTTGCCTATCCAAGAAGTTTTAGCTACTTCTCTTATTGCATCTGGGAAGTATTTAAGTACTCCACTAAATACTGGCATTGTTTTTCTGTTTGTTTCTTTTAGCCTCTCATCAAAGTCATCATCATAAACCCCAGCTCTTTGTTCTTGACACTCAAGTTCTTCTTGTTCTGTCATTGTGTAGGCACTTTCTGTTCCGCTTATGTAATCAATCCTCTGATTTCTCTTTTTCATTGTCTTTGTCTATTATTAGTTTTAGTGCCTCTAACTTTACATACATTTGTGCTACTATGTTTTCAAGTCTAAGTATGCGTTGTATCTGTGTGTGTTTCTTTGCTTTCATTTATTTTTTTTAATTCGTTTTGATATGCTTGGGCAGCTTCTTTTTCGCTTTTATAAGACCCCAAATATTTTTGTTTTTTATTTACATATATACAAGACTTCCATCTATCAACAGACTTATCCCAAAAAACACCAGTATATTTTGAACTGCCTTTCTTTGTTCTTGATATATTTTGTCTGTGTGATATAACTTGAAGATTATAAAGCCTATCATTTAAAGGGTTATTGTCTATGTGGTCTACAACTAATTTATACCCACAAGGTTTGTGTCCTAAAAACGCCCTTGCAACTAAAACATATACATTAGAATTTGAAAATATATTACCCCTATTAGACAGACAAACGTAATGCCTCCCAGAGTTATTAATAGGTTTTTTTAAATTTTTAATAATATTCATACGTTTATAATTCAAGGCTCTTACATTACCCAAATTACTTACTTGGTACTTTTTTTCAAAGGTTGGTATATCTTTCCAAACCTCAATACCTATCCTACTTAATAAACTTGCTATCATAACTCCCCAGTTAAGCAATAGTTATCTAAATCTGCACCCTCTATAAAGAACTTGTTGTATAAGTCAAGTGCTTTCTCTACTTTCTGTTCGCCTCTGTAATAAAATTCTTCTGAGCAGTTAAAGATACCAATGTCAAGTGATCCTTTGTCTAATACCAAGAACTGAAAGTTTTTATACTCTTTGTTGAATAGGTTACAATATAAATAGCATTGTACATCATATCCGTACTTGTTAGCACTCCAGCTAAAGTCTTTAATGTTTGTTGTGGTCTTAATGTCGCAAATTCTATTCTCTCCTAACACATCAGCCTTGCCTCTGAATGGCATACCTAATACGTTGTCTATTGCTGGTATCTCAAACTCTGCTTTAGTAATTAGTTCCTTTGCGTGTTCATTGCGATAGAACGCATCTACAAGCCTTTCTGTTTCGCTTCTTTCCTTAGCGGTGTAAACAGTTCCAAACTCTGCCACAGCTTCTTTAAACTTCTTTGTGTTTCTGCTTTGTACCTCTACAAACTTTTGAGAGGCAAACTTCTCTGGTTCAAGGATTGCCCAATGAAACAAAGCACCAGCCCTTAAGGCTGCGCTATCCCCACTCCCATACTTCAAGCTAAAGTTATATGTCTTAGGACTTGATAGAAGCTGTTTAAGGCTACTACTACTAAGCGCAAGGGTGTTTAGTTCTCCATAGTAAAAAGTGTCATCTTCCATACGCTTAAGCAGTTCTGCTTTGTCGTAGTACTTTCCGTCTAATAGTTTTATCTTATCCATATTATTTAAGGTCATAGTTATAGCAATCTTTACAGCAGTAGGTTTCTCCGTTTGTTTCTGTATCGCACGTTCTACAATAGGTTATATCGTCTGGTGTTTCCCAATAGTTCATATCTCGTATTGTTTTAGTTCTTGTTTTAGTTTTTGTATCTCTTTGTTTTTTTCGTTTCTTATTAAATCTACTTTTTTGGTTAGTATCTCTACCTCTGTAATTAACTGACTTGAGAGTATCCCTATTTCTGTGATCGCCTTAACACAGTTCTTTAAATCTTTGTTGTTAGGTTTTTCTTCTTGCCAGTCAATAAGTTTCTCAATCAAGTAAGAGTACCACAGTCCGTATTGCTGCTTCCGTAGTAAGTCCATTCTAACTTGCAGAACCAATTAAATAACCAAAAGCCACACATAGTGCAAACATAAATATTACAGCACCTTGTAGTATTCTTTGTCTTTGGTTTTCTCTTTTAAGTTCTAAGGCATCAAGTTCTTTTTGTGTGTGTACCTCTATTCTGTTTTTGCGTGTTTCTATATGTAGTCCAGTTTTTGTCTTTTTCATTTTATTGTATGTTTATTATTATGCTTCTAATTTCTGAAGCTCTGTTTTCCAACTCTATCTTTTTTTCTTTAGTTAAAGATTTCTTGTAACTATCGTAATATAATATAGCATCAATCTCTTTTAACTCTTTGCGTAAATCGTCAAGTTGCGTTCTCATTTGTTTGTGTTTACGTTTTGAATATAAGATAGTGCAGTTTGCTCGTTCATTCCGTAGGCTTGAACCATCATAGTTATCCAAGCCTTTTCTGTTTCTGTAAGTGTTTCCATTGTGTTTTGTTTTTTACAAATATATATAAAAATATTTATTATAAACAAATTATAAACAACTTATTTTTTAAATCCGTTTAAATTTATTATAGATGCTTGGCTTTCGTCAATCAAATAACAAGGCTTTAATACTTTCTTTTTAGTCCATAGTGTAGTATCTGGGCAGTACATATCTTGTTTTTTTAAGTCCTGGAGGCTGTTAAGCCAGAACATATAATTGCCTTTAGGGTCATTAACAAAGTACAAAGCTATCCTACCAGTATCAATTAACTTGTCGTATTTGTAAACCTCAAGCATTTTTTCTTTGTAGTATTTGTTTCTAAACTTAAACTCGATTACTACTTCTGCTCTATTGCCATTTTTTTCTGGTGCATAACCTATGGCGTCATAATGCTCATAGCCTTTGCCAGTATGTGTTAAATCCCAGCCATCAGCATTTAGCAATAGTATTACAGCTTTCTCCCACTTGTGTACATTCTTAATCATAAATCTTGTTTATATCTGCAATCCATTGTACAAGTCTTTTAGGATTGCAACTGCATAATTCTGTGTACTTATGATTGTAGTATTTTGCGTGTAGGCGCATAAGCAACTTATATTGCTCTTGCGATAGTTTACTCTTAACATCAGCCTTAAACTGCTGCCATTCTTTTTTGTCTATTTCTTCCATAGGTCTATATCTATATCAGTCCATTCGTTCATCTTGCGCTGTCTTTCATCGCATCCGCAATCTTCCCCCCATATCTTTTTAACTATCCAACGTATTCCAGTATAATAAGTAATGTAGTAAACTAAATCTCCTAATCTCATATATTATCTTTTATGTGTTTTAGTGCGTTTCTGTAAGTATTGTAAAGGCTGTAATAACTTATCTTTGTTTCTCTGCTTAGTGATGCTACGCTTTGCCCAGAAGCCACTAAAGTAAATACCTTGCTGTCATACCAGCGCATTTCTGCAAGTAGGTTGTCTATTTTAGTTTTATCCTTTGCATATTGTACCTCGTCTATTCCTAAGTCATCTATCTGCCTTACCTCTCCATCTATGTCCTCTATGTATGTTTTTATCATTCGTGCCTCTTTCTTGTGGGTGTTGAGGTATATGCCCCTTAATATTTTATAGCAGTAGTACGTGTTTATGTCGTCATTGTACCAAAGGTCTAAGCCTTTTTGTACATCACATATAAGCTGGATGTACATTTCTTGTACCACATCCTCAGCAAAGCTTGGCTTACACCCAAAGGATTTTACAATACCTATCCAGTTTTTGTGTTTATCGTAAGCAAGTTCTACAAGTGATTTCATTTTATTTTAAATTAAAGTATAATTGGGATATTGTCGTGCTGTAACTATCTTCTCTAAACGTCCACTTACTACTTCCGTTTGGGTCTATATCTCCTTTTTTTCTAAATATTGCAGTATTATAAAATTCATCTTTTGCAATAAAACCATAGATATAGGCTTTTTTGTAATCATCAGACATACCAACAAAGCAATAGTAATCACACTTTTGTTTAGTATTAAAAGCTAAAACACTTGCAGTCCATTTCATTGTTGGTGTTAGACTTGCGTTAAATCTTTTGGTTTTTACATCTATCTTTTTATTTTCAATTATTAAATCATAGTCATAAGTATTTTCTTGAATAGCGTTGTAATACTGTCTTACTAAGACCTCTCCTAAAGCACCGCACTTATTACCCTCTCCTTGTGTGTAGCTGTTGTTTAATATTCCAAAATCATATAACTTCTTAGCTTCTGCAATACTTTCTTTTGTTATGTTTAACTGTATCATAATTTTATTTTATAACCCACAATATCCGCTATCGCATTCGTTAAAGTCATCATCAAATAATTCTGTTTGTGTGTTCCAGTTAATAATGTCTTTGTACATCACATCGCTTCTCCATTTGCTTTTATTTGTTTCTTGGTCTGCAAACCATTGCATTTTATTAGGGTGTTTGTTTGACATTTTTTTTAAAAGTAGAGGACTTCTCCACC